GAGCGGTACGCCGCGATCGGCAATCTCCAGACCAGAGAAGAGCGCCTCGCTGAGAAGATCAAGGTGACGCTGGTCGAAAACAAGGCATTCGACTTCGACCGTGCGATGTCCACCAACCAGGTGACGATCGGCACACGAGGTAACCGCGCCGGTATCCAGCGCGAGCTCAAGGAGATGGGACTGCGCGGCGACCTCCATCACGCGCAGCGCGGTCAGGCGGAGGTGTATTGGACCGACGAGCCGCTGACCGTTCACCTTACCCATCAGGTGGTACCGCCTACCGGGAACCAGTCGGAACCACCCGAACCGCAACCCCCTATGGGGGTTGAGCCTGAACCCGAAAAAGAACCAGGTGGTACCGACATACCTTCTCCCCTTAAGGGGAGGGGTCGGGGAACCACCCGCAAGGAACCGACGCCGGAAGCGGTCGCAAAACGCGAGGCGGAAAAAGCGGAGCGCGAGCTGGCACGGCTCGAGGCGGCTGACGCCGCGGCGCCGACGCTGCCGTACACCGCCATCACCGAGACGTACAAGCTGCCGCAGTGGTTGGCGCAGCTCTCGACGGCGTCCTGCTCACTCGACACCGAGACGACGGGGCTGTCTGCGAAGCGCGATCGGATGCGGACGATCAACCTGTCCGACGGCGCGACTCATCTGGTCATCGACGCGTGGAAGATTACTGACCTGTCGCCGCTCCAGAGCTATCTCGACAAGGTCGGCTCGGTCAGGATGCACACGTACCTGTTCGACCTGGCGTTCCTGGCGACCCGCGGCATCACGATAGACCCGCAGAAGATCGTGGACGTCAAGACGATGAGCATGGTCCTGGAGTCTGAGGAGGCGTGGGTCGACTATCGCCTCCAGGCGATTGCCAGACGACACCTCGCCGAGCACGTCGACAAGGCCGAGCAGAAGCGGGGATGGGACGCACCCGACCTTCGGCACGCGAAGCTGGCCTACGCCGCGGAGGACGCCAGGGTGACGTTCGCCGCGGCTGACGCGCTCGAGGCCAAGCTGCTTGCCGATCCTGACGTCGATGGTCTGAGCTACTGTCTGGCGCTCGAGCAGGACGTCCAGGCGGCGACCTGGTGGCTCGCCTCCGCGGGCGTGCCGTGCGACGCGAAGCGCCTACGGCAGGCTATCGCCGAGCAGGAGGCGCTGATTGATGACAGCCTCCAGGAGCTCAATACGCTGGCTGCGGTCGGAGCGGAAACCAACTGGCGCTCGCCGGCGCAGGTGCTGCCGATCCTCCAGGAGCGCGGTCTCGAGCTCTACTCGACGGGCATCGACGCGCTGATGGAGACGCAGTCAGACGACCTGGTCATCGGCGCGCTGCTGGCCTACCGTTCTGCCGGAACGTGCCTGGGACTGCTCAGGAAGACGCTCAGCAGCGTTGCGCCCGACGGCAGGATCTACGCCTCGTTCAATCCGATCGGCGCACAGACGGGGCGTACAAGCTGCTCTGAGCCCAACTTGCAGCAGCTTCCCCACGAGACTCGAGCTCGCGAAGCGATTCGTCCGACCAGCGGCAAGGTCTTCGTCCGAGCCGACTACTCGCAGCTCCAGATCGTCATCGCCGCCTGGCTGTCCGACGACGCGAACATGAAACGCATCCTGAACAGCCCAGGCGGAGACATCCATGCGGCTACCGCCGCGGCGGTCGGTTGCTCCCGTCAGCAAGCAAAGGCGATCAACTTCGGGTTCCTGTTCGGCGCCGGTGCCGACACCTTCCGACGCGAGCAGCGCAAGAACGGGATCATCCTGTCGGACGAACAGGCCAAGACCTACCGCCAGACGTTCATGCGGACCTACCCGGGCATCCGCAAGTGGCACCGCTCACTCGGCGAGTGGAACACCGAAGCTGAGGTCATCGATGACACCGGGAGTGGACGTCGCCGGTCGAGGATCTTCTCGAACAACGTCAAGGCCAACACCCCGGTCCAGATGGCAGAGGCGCACGGTTTCAAGCTGGCCCTGAAACGCCTGTACGACGACCGCGGCGCGGTGCCCGGCGCACGGCTGGTGATGATGGTCCATGACGAACTCATCGCCGAGTGCGACTACGCGCAGCGTCACCTGGTGGCTCAGTGGATGACGTCCCACATGGTGTCTGCCATGCAGCCTCTAGTACAGGGTGTACGCATCGACGTGGAGCCTACAATCGTGGAGAGCTATTCAGATGACGACAAGAAACACCCCCTCGCCTAGACCCTGCCGGTGTAACCCACCTGGTTCTGGCGAAGAGCACTGCAATGGAGCCTGCCTTCGGCAGCACTGGTCAGCCTCCCGGTTCATGCTGTTCGAGGAATGCCCCCGCCGGTACGAAGACCGTTACATCCACGGTCTTGCAAGTGAGCCCTCCCTGGCTATGCTGTTCGGGCATACCGTGCACACTGCTCTGGAGGCACTCCACCAGGGGCACCGGGGCGTCTGTCCTGACGGCTGCGCCGCGGACCACTTGGAAGCGGCACGGTCGCGCTACTGGACGGAGTTCGATTCGATGCGCTCGATCCTCGCGGAGAGCGGCATAGCCGCCGACGGCATGCTGTACCTGGAGGGGCTACGCATGATCGACCAGGTTGCCGCTCTGCGGCTCAACTCGGACGGGAAGAGCTCCGCGGAACGCTGGTTCAGCATCCCTACCAGGTGGGGCGGTCTCGACTGGCCGGTCGTGGGGGCGGTCGACCTGTGGAGCCCACCGTGGGGTCGCTTCGGGCCGGTTATCTGGGACTTCAAGACGACCGTCGGCTCCTGGTCGGAGAAACGAGCCGAAAGCGAGCGCTGGCAACCGCTGTTCTACACTTGGGCCTACGTGAGGGCCTACGACATCGTGCCGACGTTTCGCTACCTGGTGCTGAGCCGCACCAGCGGCGAGGTCGACTTCTTCGACCGCGTCTGGACGTCGCGTAAGTCCTTCCAGGAAGACCTGAACGACCTGGAGTTCGAGTGCGAGGAGATAGCTGAGGCGGTCGCCGAAGGAAACTTCGACTGTTCGCGAGGACATGGTAGTTGCCTCGAGTGCGGGGAGACGTACGGACACGATCACGTCTGCGCGACACCTAAACGACACTCGCTGACACTGACCGGCGCTGGTCGAAGCTCAGGGTAGGCATCTGCGCTAGTGTCCGGTGATCACACCGACAAGTGGATGGTGTGCCGGGCCAGGAGGTCGGACGGTCAACCCTGCCGAGCGCCGGCCATCAAGGGCGGTCGCGTGTGCCGAGCGCATGGCGGCGCAACGAAGCACATTCGAGATGCGGCCAACCGTCGGCTCGAAGAGCTGGTCATGCCAAGCATCTCAAAGCTGCGAACGCTGATGCTGCGCGGCGAGACGCATTCGGTCCAGCTCAAAGCCGCGACGGAGATCCTCGATCGGGCGGGGATCATCGCCGAGCAGAAGGTCGAACTCGACAACCAGGTGAGCATCACGGTGAGCTACGCCGACGTCGAACTCGCCAAGCGGGTCGTGGCCGGCGACACGATCGAGGTCGGCTACGCAGAACTCCCTTCGGGAAATGGGCATGAAAAAGCCGCCCCGAAGGGCGGCGACGATCGGAACGGTGAGGGCTAGTTTAGCTTCGCTTTGTGCCAGCGCACGCTACCGTCCCAATTGAGGGCGATGGTCCGACCGCATACGGCACAGGTCCAGGTACGATGTCGAGCTCCACCTTTCGGGCGTCCGGTAACTTTCACTCCGGCACCGCGGCAGGGATTGGTGCGGGAGTTGGAAGAGCTACGCATCAGAACATCGCCGAAGGTGCTGCCTCGAGGGCTCGAGCGACTTGCTGGCGGACGGAGACGGTCGCTTCCCACAGGAAGCGGTGCTTGCTGGTCAGCTTGCCCACGCCCGGTACGTCCGCGGTGACGATGAAGTAGCCGTGCTTGTCGATGCGGTAGCTGGTCGGGTACTGCTCGCCGACGATGACGTCCTGGGCGCTCAGGCTGACCGAGCCGAAGAGCGAAAGCTGCTCAACCTTGTCGAGCATCGCGCCGCACCAGGCGCAGGTCTCGGTCCAGGAAACGTCCGAGTCGTCGGTGCATTCGAGGCGGCAGGTGGAGCACAGGCTGGAGAACTGGACGAAGTGCTCGGGGATAGAAGCGTCGCAGTTGACGCATGGGCGAATGGCTCGGCCCTGGCTCGTGAAGTGGTCGAAGTCGGCGACCATCTTGGGGCACTGGTGATCGGTCGTGCGATCGATGAAGGAACGTGTCATACCGTGTACTGTACACCGCCTGCTGAAGAGGCGTCAAGTGCCGCGGTTTGAGGTCATCCTGCCCCGACCGCACGCTGCCCAGGCGCAGATTCGACGCGAGGCGAAGCGGCACAACGTCGTCGCGTTGGGCCGACGGTCGGGCAAGAGCACGATGGGCCACGAGCTGGTAGTGCGTACCGCACTCGAGCGCCAGCCGGCGGGCTGGTTCGGGCCGACGTACAAGCTGCTGGAGGAAAGCTGGCGCGAGCTGAAGCGCATCCTGGGGCCGACCATCACCCTGAAGTCAGAACAGGAGCACCGCCTCGAGCTGTACGGCGGCGGCACGATTGAGTGCTGGTCGATGGACACCGGCGATCCTGCCCGCGGTCGGAAGTACAAGCGCATCGTGGTCGATGAGGCGGCGATGGTGCCCAACTTGCTGGACATCTGGAACCAGGCGCTGCGCCCGACCCTCGCCGACCTGGAAGGCGAGTCGTGGTGGCTGTCGACCCCGCGGGGGCTGAACGACTTCTACGTGCTGTACCAGCGCGGCTTGGACCAGCTCGAGACCGACTGGATGGCGTGGCAGATGCCGACCACGGTCAACCCGCACATCTCCAGGGACGAGCTCGCCGCGGCGCAGCGCGAGATGCCCGAGCGGGACTACGCCCAGGAGTTCGAAGCCAGGTTCTTGCAGCTCGAGGGCGCTGGCGTGTTCCGCGGCGTCCAGGCTGTCAGCCGCCTCGCCCCCGCGGGGCCGGTCAAAGGACACGCGCACGTCTTCGGCGTGGATTGGGGGCGGTCGAACGACTACACGGTCGTCTCGGTCATCGACGCGACGCTGATGGAACAGCGCGTTATCGACCGCTACAGCCAGGTCGAGTGGGAGTTCCAGACCGAGCGGCTGCACAGGTTGGCGGAGATCTACCGACCGGTGACCATCGTGGCTGAGACCAACTCGATGGGCGGACCCATCGTAGAACGCTTGCAGCGTGGGTACACGCGGTTGCTCGGGTCTCCCCGCCTGCCCCTGCCAGTCTACGCTTGGACCGCAACCAACGCGTCGAAGGCGGCGGCGATTCAGGCGCTGAGCCTGGGCATCGAACAGGGCCAGGTCACGCTGCTGGACGACCAGGTCCAGGCCGGCGAGCTGCTGGCCTTCGAGGGCAAGGTGAGCGTGACGGGCATGCTGCGATACAGTGCTCCGCCAGGGATGCACGATGACACCGTCATTGCGCTCGCCTTGGCCTACCTGGGCTCGCAGCACGAGCGGTCAACGCCCGCGGCCAGGACGCACTACGGCTTCGTGGGCTCGAGGCGATGAGCCGCTGGTGGTGTGGTCGAGTTACGCCTACTGGATCGACGGCGTGTACGTGACGTTGCGCGACGTCCAGGTGCTCGAGCGTGGCTGACGGTCTCGACGCTCCGTCGTCGGAATACCTGCTCAGCCTGGGCACCGAGCTTGGTGACCTGTACCACCAGCAGGACATCGACATTGACACGTTCCGCGACCAGCGCGAGATGCGTACGCCGGCGATGGCGGAGGCCGACAAGGACTACGTGCTGGTCAACGTCGACCCACGCGACCCGGACATCAGCGAGGAGGCGTTCCAGCAGACGGCGAT